GAAAATAACACGGAATTTCTGTCCGTTGCGGAAACCGTCTATAATAGTCTTGCGGCGCATACCAGCTCCTTTTTTAACTGTATGCAACTATTATAAAGAAAGATTCATTTCAGGTCAACCTCCCAAAAACACAGAGGTTAGTGCGCACTAACTTAGGTTCGTATTACTAAATCGTTGGCTTCTTGCTCGTCGTACTGATTAGGAGTCAATGATCCTGGGTATTCCAATCCCTCAGTGCTGATTGGACCGTCTTGTTGCAGGCCTGCTTGGCTAAGGCGTTTGGTGTTTCTACCTTCGCGCATGGCCGCAATCACGCTTTGTCCCCCGAGACTGGTAGAATCAATTGTGCGTTCTAACCACATGGCCGGTCCGCCAAAATCAGTTTGGGTACCATAACTTGGTAGACTCTGCGCAAAACTGATAGCAGTATTGTTGCTAGGACGTATATCGTCAATAACAAGATCCATGCGCTGACGATTGAGATATTCTCTACCCAACTGATCTTGCCAAGTGATTTCATTGACATAGACCTCTTTGGCATTTGAATAATTGTTGTAGATATCCACGTTGGCCAAGGCCGTAAATGGAATAACACCGTTGAGCCAAGCATCCTCAAACGATTCTTCTGCTGTTGGGAATGGGCCATAGATTCCGGCAGCCGCCCAGCCCACAGGAATAGTGGTATACCAGTCGCCAGGCGTCATTGGATCTTCTGCTGTCCATATGCCTGTACACATGGTTTGTATGGTTTGATAGATACCCTGGCCCTGTGTAAACTCATCAAAGGCTCCTTGTGCCACTAGGTCGTCATACAAAGGTAAGTTGTCATTGATTGGTTTACCACTGTTGTATCCTCCAGCAAATCCAATCACGTCGCTCACAACCAGTGTATTGTTGTTTCCGGTATTTAATTGTATGTCGTAATCACTGCCATACATGTTTTCCCAGAATTCAATCACACCCGGAGTGACATATTCTTGCTGATCCTGCAACAATGGCAAATCTTTGAGGTTTTCCATGTTGGCAGTGGCCTCTGCCAATTGTTCAGTACTGGTGCTTTGGATTCCTTTGATCTGCAAGAAACTGCGACTCAATGCTGAATTGGCCACTGCTAGATCGTCCGGAATGATTCCTTTGAGATCTTCGCCTAGATTGTTGAGCTCGGGATTCACGGACCCAGAATCATTTTCATAGATGGCACGATATCCTGCGCTGGCAGTACGTATTGGTGTGGTCAATGTTTTAAAACTCTTGCCAAATAATTTTTGTGGATTCAGCAAGTCTTGACCGGTGGTCACTGTGGCTTGTGTATTATTCAATATCGATTTGACTTGCCGGACTTCAGTGGAATCCAGTGTGCCTAACACAGTGTAGATGTCTTTTTGTAGAGTTGGTGGTAAGGCAGCACCTTGTCGAGCCAGTTGATTTAAATCAACCCCGAGATCTCTCAAGGTAAATCCACTTCTTGTTCCTGTGATATTGCCATAGGCTGTGGTCAATATGTTGTATCCTAGCTCTTGTGCTGTTTTCTCACTGATGGTAATATTGCTGAGTTTTTCATACATGGGGCCAAGAGTACCAGTGTTTTCCATGTTGGCCAAGAGTTGTCCAGGGCTACCAAGATTTTTAAGATTTTCCCAACTTACTGTTTCGCCCAACTTTGAAATATCATCTCCTAGTCCTTCAACCCAGTTTGAAACCCCGGTGATGCCAGCAGTGATGGTATTGTCAAGATTGGTAAAAGTTTTGTTGAGATAAGTTTCAGCATTCTTGGCCGCGTTGACAAATGAATTTGCTGTGTTAACATAACTTTGTGCCGCAGAAAATATACTACCAATTTTACTGGGGTCTCCAGTGAGCACTCCGGCGACCAGTTGCCCGGTTCCTCCCAAACTTTGTCCAGCCCAGGTAATACCTTGAGTGAGTGCAGTTTGGAATGCATTTGTAGTAATTGATTGCAAGAACTGTGCTGTCTTTGGTCCGTATGTTCCCACTGTGCTTAGGAATACTTCATTGCCTGCGGCCACTGGCGCATTGGCAATATTGCTCCAGGCTTCTCGCATGGGTGCTGTGAATTCCAGCACAGAATCTTTCATAGATGATAGAGTTGTGGAAAGTTCGCTGAACCAACTGGTGTTGGTAGTGGCCACGGCGCCAGATACTGTGTTGGCGGCAGTGGACATGGAACTGCCACCTGCTGATACTACAGTCTCGGCTCCAGCGGCTCCAGCGGCTGAACTAAAAGGTGCTGAACCAAATATTTCACTGAGGCCGCCGTTGGCAATGAATGCACCGGCTGCGGTCATAATGATCGAAGTTAGCGCACCAGAACATGCCATACTTAGGTTCCAACTATAACGTCAAGGCTTCCAAATGCTCGAGGGTGGAAACAGGTATCAGGAGATCCAACATATACTATGGGTTTGCCTTCGGCTAACACACTAAGACTTCCGATAGTAGTAACTGCTACACAATGTATCTGGCAACCTTTTGCTCCACAACACGGATGTGGCGTCACTATGGTTCCTGTGGTGCAGGCCGGGCGGCCGTTGATAAGAACGCTTAGTGCGCCGGGAAAAAGTGCTAATCCTCCTGCTATGTTTGGATCTCCGATTCTCACTGCTGGTGGCATAATTTTATCCTGTTATGATTTGCTTGGCAGGCGGAGTAACGATTCCGGTAGTGGCTTCGATATACTTGGCTCGCACATCTTCGCGAGTTTCTGCCGCCATGGCAATATTAACAGTATTTATATAGACATTTTTTTCGGGATTTGAGCTGAACAAGCTGGGCATCATTTGTAGCCCTTGGGGACCCAACACCATGCTGATGGGTTGAGTTACTTCAAAAACACCGTCAGTATTTTTGAAGATTTTAGCGGTAATTTCCTCACCGCTGACAAGTTTAAAAGTGTAAATTTCACCGGGTGTTAAATGATTCATAAGGTTCCTAGGTTATCAGTAAGGCTCATACGAGTACGAATCTCGTCTGTGCTCAGCTTACTTAAACCTTGAAACCCACCTTCGACAAATAATTTACCTTCAAAGTAGATCTGTGGAACTGTGCGATGCCCTTGTTCCATGATAAACTCACGAGCTTGTACATCTTCGTCAATTTTGATTTCTTCAAACGCGATATTTTTGTTGGTCAACAATGCCTTGGCTCGATCGCAAAATGGGCAATGTTTTTTTGAATATACTGTAAGCATTGTTTTCTTTTATCTGATATTGTAATTATTTCTTGTGTATTTCACAGCAGTTTTATTTATTGCGAGTCCAGAAACCCAGGCGTTCACCTGCGGCGCTGGCATACCAGCCGTAGCCCGGAGGGGGTGTGGCATCTTGGCCCTGCCAAACAGGTATGATTTCATCACTGTTGTGATTGCGGAAGTCGTCGTTGTATCTTAGATGTATTTCTATCACGCGATCACCAATGTATTCCACGTTGATCCATTCTTGTCGATCTTTGAAATCGTGTAACATCTCAGGCAAAGGACGATCCACATCCGTCCGACACCATCGTGAGAAGCGGTCCAATCTCCGAGGATCATCTCTAAAACCCTGCACTGTGAGATGCTGTTCCCCCCAATGATAGTCTACTGACACATGCGGTCCTTCCAGGACCTGAGACCAAAAAAATCCATCAGGGACTGTTTCACTGTCACCTTTTTCCATCCACAAGATCTGCGCACCTCGACTCATCATACGGATGTTTGTGATAGGTCTTATCACATATTCTCCAGACCATGGCACGGGAATGCCAGCTGGTCCAGCGGCGATGCCTTGTCTTCGTGCCAATATGAGTTTGTCATAGATCCATAACCATTCAGCCGGACATGAGTCATACACGTCTTGATCGCTGACAAACTGCATCACACTCCCGACGCAAGCACAATCTTGCAAATATGCTCTAAGCGTTCTATGTGTTCATAGGCTCGCCAGGGAGTAGTATCAATGGCCACAACGCCGTGCCCTTTGATTCCTACTATGTCATAAGCAATATTTCCTTCGTCGTCTAACTGAAGATTTTTATGACATTGATCTGCCAGCTCTTGACTGATTGGAGGTACATCGCCAACATTGGGTGCTACTCGAGTGTATCGGTTGAGTTCTGGAAAGTTGTTGCTAATGCTACTAAGATCAATGCCAGCATGCATGGCCGCAATACAGTAGGTAGGATGCACATGTACTACCACACGCACTTCCCCACGATGTTGTCCCATTTGTTTTTGTAATCCAAAATGTAATGGCATTTCTCCGCTGGGCTTTAGGTTAGCACTGATGTCACTGTAGGGTAATTCTTTCCAACCCCACCGATCAGACAATAGACCAGTACCTAGTTCGTTCCAAGAATTAGGTGGTTTGATTAGAATTTTTTTAAATTGATCTGGTTGCATGGTCTGCTTGCGCACACCACTAGGAGTGATGTAAAAGTGATCACGGTCATGATGGCGAATAGAAATATTTCCATCACGGCTAGTGATCCAGTTACGCTTGTAAGCATCTACAAGAATATCACAGCAAGTCTCAAGCATTAAAATTGATCCGCTTCGGTGGAGTGTGCCAGTGCTGTGGTTGATGTGGCACCAACTGCTGTGGCAATGGCATCAAAGTATGGAACACCTGCTTCACGCTGATGTTTGACTGTGGTAAAGCCACGCTCTTGTGCGGCAAACTCACGCTGTTGCATTTCTGAATAACCACGCATGCCAGTTTTCTGATAGGCTTCGGCCATTTCGAATGTGGCCAAGTTGTTGCAATGGAACCCAGCAAGTGTGATGAACTGATAAGCATAGCCCATCCGGCCAATTTCTGCTTGGAAAGTTTCGCATTGTTCTTCTGTCAAATACTTGCGCCAGTTGAAGCTGGGTGAACAGTTGTATGCCAACTGTTGATTGGGGAATACAGCGTGAATGGCATCAGCAAACTTACGAGCCTGTTCTAAGTCCGGTGTTGATGTTTCAAACCATAACAGGTCTGCGTACTCAGCATAGGCCAGGCCACGAGCGATACAAGCATCTAAACCGTTCTTGAAATGATAGAAGCCTTCGTCCGTGCGTCCTTTGTCGTAATCAACAAATGCCTGATCTACAGGATCGATATCACTGGTGATCAATGTGCCTGACTCTGCATCTGTGCGAGCAAGAATAACTGTGTCCACTTCTGCTACGTCGGCGGCCAGTCTTGCGGCATTTAAATTACGGATAGCCTGTTTAGTAGGGATTAAAACTTTACCACCCAAGTGTCCGCATTTCTTTTCACTGCTCAATTGATCTTCAAAGTGTACAGCGGCGGCTCCGGCTTCAATACAGCTGAGTGTTAGTTCGTATGCGTTTAAGGCACCACCAAAGCCTGCTTCACAATCTGCAATAACAGGCAAGTAATAATCTGTTGTACCTACACCTTCCAGTGTTTGGATTTGATCTGCACGACGTAGTGCGTTATTGATTTCTTTGACCACAGCAGGAACTGAGTCCACTGGGTACAAACTTTGATCTGGGTAAACACGACCTGCGGTGTTGGCCGCCGCGGCCACTTGCCAACCACTCAAGTAAATTGCCTTTAATCCTGCCTTGGCATGCTGAACTGCTTGCTGACCGTTGTATGCGCCTAGCGTTGGCACAAATGGTTCTGTTGCTAATAGCTCACGTAGTTTTGTGGCACCACGTCGTGCCAGTGTGTATTCTATTTTTAAACTACCTTGTAACTTTTTTACATCCTCTTTGGTATAATTCCGTTTTTTCATCTATAAGCTCATTCCTGTAAATGTATTTGAATCTACGTCTTGTTTGGTACCGCCGATAACATAGCTGGTGATTTCAGTTTCTTGTGGGGCTACTTGCACATCGCCGCCAGCAATCCACTTCTGTGTCCATGGCAGTGGGTTGGATCCACCGCGATATTTATTGGGCAAGCCCAAGGCGGTCATGCGTTTATGAGCAATCCATTCCACATAGTCGCAGAGCAACTGTTTGTTGAGACCAATCATAGACCCATCCTTGAACAAGTAGTCTGCCCAGGCTTCTTCTTGTGCCACAGCTGACTCAAACATGGCCACTACTTCTGATTCTGTTTCTTGTTTGATTTTGGCAAAGTCAGGATCATCCTGCGGCAATATCTTCAACAGACTCTGACTGAATCCAAGATGCACGTTCTCATCACGAGCAATCAATTTAATAATCTTGGCATTGCCTTCCATCTTTTTAAGTTCAGCAAATGCCCATGAGCAAGCAAACGACACATAAAAGCGAATACCTTCCAGCACGTTTACACTGTTAAGGCACACCCATAATTTCTTCTTGAGCTCATAGGCGGAAATTTCAAATTTCTTACCATTGCACTCATGTTGGCCTTCGCCCAACAGTTGGTACCATTGACTGTATTGTATCAAGTCATCATAGTATTTGGAGATGTCGTTGCCGCAGGCAATAATGTCGTCCACGTCCAACATCTCATCAAATACCCGGCCAGGATCTGAATACACATTACGAATGATGTGTGTGTATGAACGGCTGTGGATGGTTTCTGAAAACGCCCATGTTTCGATCCATGTTTCTAACTCAGGCAGTGTGACGATAGGAAGGAAGGCTAGATTGGGACTACGACCTTGCACACTATCCAACAGTATCTGACGCTTGAGATTGGCAGTGAAAATATGCTGTTCAAAAGGTGTAAGGTCCTTGAAGTCTTTGGCATCACGTAGCACATCTATTTCTTCAGGACGCCAAAAAAATCCCAACTGTTTGTCTGTGAGTTTGTCAAACTGACGATACTTTAATGTATCATATCTTTGCATGCCCAGGCCACCCCTGGGATCAAGAAAGGCCAGGCTGGTGGTGTGGTCACGATTCTTTTGAAGATTAAGTACGCTCATTGTTTTCTCTTTTATATTTTGCAACTGTCGCAGTCGGCATCATCTGCGGATAGACTAGCGTCTACTGATTCAATAATTATCTCTTTGTTGTTCATGCGTTCAACATCAATTTCACCCGACCCATCATAGGTATTAAAGTAATAGAGTTGCTTGCCACCATACTTGTAGAACATGATCATGTGTTTGAGCATCTCACTCATTGGTATCTTCTCATCATCAAAGAACTGTGGGTTATATGAGGTATTTACGGATATGCCCTGGTCAATATACTTCTGGAGAATGGCCATGATTTTCAAATAACCTTCAGGAGTTTTTTGATCCCACAAGAGTTCATACTTGTTTTTAAGTCTGCGGTACTCAGGTACCACTTGTCGGAGCACACCATCCTTGCTTTGCTTGATTGAAACATAACTGCGTGGAGGTTCTACTCCGTTGGTGGAGTTGGAAATTTGTGCCGATGTTTCTGCAGGCATCAACGCCATCAGTGTAGAATTACGAATGCCGTGCTGTTTTAACTGAGCACGTAGTCCAGCCCAGTCCACAGCATCAACGTGAGGTACTAGTTCATCAACTTCGTGTTTGTATGTGTCAACAGGCAGTATGCCATCGCCATACTTGGTTTCATTGCTCTTGGGGCAAGCACCAAACTCACGTGCCAGATCTACTGACGCTTTGATCAAGTAATATGACCAGTGCTGAGCCCAACGATCAACCACAGGCAATGCCGCTGGATCACTGTAGCTCAAGTCGTTCTTGGCCAACCAGTAGGCAAAGTTAATGATACCTACACCCAACGGACGTCGTGCTTCCGTGGCCAATTGTGCGGCAATGATGGGATAGTTTTGATAACTCAACAACGCATCAAGACCACGCACAGACAACGTACAGGCCTTTTCCATGTCTTCTGGATCACGGAACACACCCCAGTTGATGGCACTGAGTGTACAAAGAGCGATCTCGCCTTTGTCATCATGCACATCAGTCAAAGGCTTGGTTGGCAGAGTAATCTCACAGCAGAGGTTGCTCATTTTAACAGGAGCCAAGTCAGGTTTGAAACTACTGTGAGTGTTGGCATGATCAACGTTTTGTAGATAAATGCGACCAGTGTCTTTGCGTTCTTGCATGAATGCAGTAAACAAATCTATGGCTTTGATTTTCTTCTTACGGAGTTTGGTATTTCGTTCGGCTGTTTCATACAGTTCACGGAAACGATCTACATCAGTGAAGAAAGCTTCGTACATCTCGGGTACATCATGGGGAGAAAATAAAGTTATGTCTCCGCCAGTCAACAATCGTTCATACATTACTTTGTTGAACTGGATACCGTAGTCCATGTGGCGCACACGATTGTCCTCGGTACCTTTGTTGTTTTTCAGTACCAAGAGATCTTCTACTTCGTAGTGCCAGATAGGGTAATAAAGAGTAGCGGCTCCATTGCGCACACCGCCTTGGCTACACGAGCGGGTAGCCGCCTGGAACATTTTGTAAAAAGGAATAACACCTGTATGATATGCATCGCCGTTGCGAATAGGTGATCCTAACGCACGGATACGACCAGCGCCAATACCAATGCCGGCTTTTTGACTTACATACTTGACAATTGAACTTGATGTGGCATTGATTGAGTCAAGACTGTCATCAGTTTCGATCAACACACATGATGAAAACTGTCGCATAGGAGTACGAACACCAGCCATCACAGGAGTGGGCAATGAAACTTGATGTTGACTGATAGCATCATAGTAGTCGCGTACCCACATCATACGACTGTCTTTGGGATAGTTCTGGAACAAGGTGGCAGCAATCAGCGCATAGGCCATCTGTGGTGTTTCAAAGATTTCTTTTGTGACACGATTTTGTACAAGATACTTGCCACGGAACTGTTCCATGGCAGCATAGGTCAACTGTTCGTCGCGATCGTGACGTATGAATGAGTTAATGCGTTCCCATTCGTCTGTGTTGTAAGCTTCTAGCAGTTCTGCATCATAGAAGCCTGCTGTGACATTTTTTTTAACCAGGTCAAGTATGTGCCATGGTTGGAACTGACCATACACCTGCTTGCGTAGATGATAGCAAATCAGACGACCTGCTACATATTGATAGTTGGGAGTTTCTTCTGTGATAAGATCGGCAGCACTCTTGATCAGTGTTTCTTGAATGTCTGCTGTCTTGATTCCATTGTAAAACTGTATGTGTGATTTTATTTCTACTTGACTTGCTGAGACCCCAGTTATTCCTTCTGTGGCCCAAAACACTACTTTGTGTAATTTTTCTAAATCCAGCGGCTCTTTGTTGCCGTCTCTTTTTGTAATTTGTATCTGTGTCATCGCTACCTCAGTTAATGTTCTTTGTTACCGCTTGTGAATCTATGCTACGTGTGATGTTGATTTCTGGTGATGTGATATTTAACAACTGTCCAGCTTCCCAATTCAGTATATATTTTCCCTTGTTGATCAGGACTAAATTGTCTGCAGAACTACCGTTAACGGCTAATTCCGTGCAGGTTATGTCTGATCTAGAAATCATGTGTAAAGTATACACTATACCCAGAGCTTTTGCAAGACTACAAAAGTGATTATCGGATAATAAATCCCAGGGATCTGGCCACTGCTCTAAATCATCCCAGTGCAGATAGTATGGTGTCCAAGGACATTGTTGCCACCAATCATTGATGGCCAACAGTGCTGTTTCTAAATCGTTAGTTTGGTTATCCTGCCGCAATTGATGCCACTGGGATAACCGGTCTTCATACCGGGTTGGCCACACAGTTATCCTAGATAGCTGATTGAATATCTAAGGTAGCCGCCTGTAGCACCGCTACCCGATGGCAATGTGTATCGTATTTCTATATCTGTGCCATTTTGAACAGCACTGAGAGTTAGATAAGTGGGATTGTTTTCACTGTAATCATCTGTGTAAGTCAGCGTACCCGACGAGTCATCGCCGTCCTGTGAAACCACTTGCAAGGTTCCATATCTAGTTGTTTCGTTGACACCATCTTTGAATTTGTATTGCATAGTAAAGGCTTCTGCTTGAGCAGAATCTATAGTAATGATCTCTGTTGGAGAACCGATTAAATCTAAATATACTTGTTGGCCAACATCTTGGGTGTAAGTTCCAAACTTGTAACGTTCACCTTTATCAATAGCAAAAACTTTTTTATCGTTGATCTTGATGCGCGGTTCCACGAGGTTAAACATTTCACTGCGTTCAAACATGTCGCCCAAGGATACATTGTTGTCCCCGTTAATATCAATGATAGGTGTAGTTGGAGTTTGATCGCCGCCTTGGAAGTCTGTGGCCACATCCAAGAAGATGTTAAACCCAGTCATGTTGTTTTCTACAGCACCTATCACAATACCCTCGTGGTAGATGGTATCAAACAAGTTATGTAACAATCGGAATCCTGATGGGCCGCCATTGACTGGCGTGCCGGTACCGATCAACACACCTTGATACAACGTATCAAATTTTGAATTCTGCACAGTGATGCCTTGTATTTGCTCATCGGTATTGAAAGCATAACTCGAGCCATGGAAGTGGCAACTGTCAAAAGTCACTGTGTTTGTGATTGTGCTCACTGTGCTGGAAAATTGTACTGACACAATGTCAGCTGTGGTTATTCTGTTGAATGTAGACAACACTTGTATAGTGGCATTGTTGTTTCCACCTGAAATGGTAATGACATCGCCCACAGTGTAGCCCTGACCTGGATTGTTCACTGTGACCGTAGTCACGGGACCAGCGGCTACAATATCTACAGTCAACCCAAATCCCGAACCTGAATTGCTTGTGGCCACATTGGTTGCGTTAGTATAACCAGTTCCGCCTACTAGGGATACCGCATTAAAAGAATCCACGCCTTGTGCATTGGCAATATCATTCTGATTGAATGGTCCATTGAAACTGACATCCTGGAAACTGATCTGTTCTGCATCCTCGACCAGGAATAAATCAATTTCTTCGTCGCTTTGGAAACCCATGTTATAGATTTCAATATTCTGCGGAGTAGCGGCGCCATTGTTTCCAATGTTCACACCTGTCTGCTGTAAACTATCTGCTGTGCGAGCCACGTAAGGACCAAATGTAGAATCATCTGCGGCATTTAAAAATATAATAGAACTATCTCCGCCTTCACCATAGAGTTTGCAGTAAGGAGGAATCTTGATTGAATCTGTGACACGATATATTCCAGCAGGGAAAAATAAACTACGACGAACTTGCGGATTGTTTTCACGACAGAACATCTGGTAAAGAGCACGATTTATAGCATTTGTATCGTCAGTTTCGCCGTCGCCTGTGGCCCCAAAGTCTTTGACTGAGGCTGTTTCATCCAGCACTGACTGTAGGGTACGTTGTACAGGATCTCCTGATGTGGGGCCTGTTTGCACAGTGTAGCCACCAGCTTCACCTTTGTAGGTATAGAGCCCAGCAATGGCAAATATATCTGAATATTGTGTGAGGATTTCAGTGTTTCCAATGGCAGGAGCACCTTCTTGTATGGTGCCATTACCAATGAACAATCTGCGTTCGTCTATAACCCACCCAAACTCTGCACCCGCTAGTTGCGGTAAGTTTTCGCTGAGTCCTTTACGCTGGGTGATACGTGATATCTGTACTATTGCCATTCTTGTCTCCGATCACATATTTAGCTGGTCATGTAATAGAGCTCAAGACGCTTCCACCACTGTTGTTCCCAGTGATCAAAATCCCCTTCTTTTAGCACAAATTCTTGGTATTGTGGCGCTGTTGTAGGATTGCCCATGGCGTCAACTTCGGGTTTTACACACATCAGCACCACGCCTTTGCGTATGTTTGTACCGTAGACTTCATTGTGTGCCAGAGCATAAGCGGTGAGCTGTAGGAAGTAATCTTCAATCCATTCTTGGCGCTTGGGTTTGTTGGTTTGCTTGTAGTCCAAGATAGCTTCATCAGTTAAATGTATGCCTGCGCCATCAGTGGTTCCTGCATAGAGTTTGGGGAAATACAAGGGTATTTCAACTCCCCAGAATTCTGTGACATTTTTAAGACCATCTTCGATCACAGTTTCCGCCATGGCATGGCTAGCCCAGCTGTAAGGGTTTGACCCACGTTCTTTGAGTTCACCTGTTTTTACATAGTGCTCTAAGTAGGTGTGCATACGTGTGCCACGATTGGCAGCTTCTGTGGTAATGGCCTGTGCCTGTGCATGACCCACACGATTGCGCCACTCATTCAAAGCACGTTTCTTTTCTTCAGGTTTGGTTTTTTCAAGTATAGTAGTTACACTGGGTAACTTTTTCCCGTCGGGAGTAAGATACAGTCGTCGTCCATCTTCTGTGGTACGGCTTAAAGGTTGATAATCAAATTTTGGATTGTACATAAGGTAGTAGTAGTTTAAAAAGTTTATAATAGGCTTGTCGACCTAGATGATAATTGTCTGGAAACCATTCACTAGACTGAAAAAGATCGTGTTTGCTACCAACTAGATTGGTAATTTTACCAGCAAGATTTTTATTTGTGATACCTTGTGCGGCAGTGACATCACCAAAAATAGATCTAGGATAATTTTCAATAAACAACGAGCAAGAACTAGGAACGATAAATCTTAGCCCAGGAAAACATTGTGCAAAATCATCTGGGATGTCACACAACCCACCAATGACAAAAAAATTAGCTTGTTGATTTTTAGCAATCAATTCTGCACGTCGCATGTTATCTTTGAGACATTGTAACCCATATTCATAAGGATCTTGATCAATAGTTTTACTAGTTCCACGCAAGGCACAAGTAACAAACCAAACAATAGTTTTCACTGCGGGAGTTAGTTTGTCCTGGAGAAGATTTAATGCCTCAGCATTGCCAATAAAACCTTTACTGGCATTCAAGACTTGAAGTCCAGCATCTTCAAAATGCTTTTGTAATCCAGTGTGTGTTACAATCGATCCCTGATCTGGTGGTGCCCATTCTCCACACCCCCAACTGTCACCGGCTATGGCTATCAAACTCGAAAACTTTCTCCGCATCCACAGCGGTCACGTTCGTTGGGGTTGATGAAATCAAAACCTTCGTTCAGTCCATTGCGTACCCAATCCATGGTCATGCCCACAAGATAAGGTTGATGTTTGGGGTCAACATAAACTCTCACACCATTGACATCATAGTGAGCCACACAATGTTGTTGACCTTGTTCAACGTCAACATATTCTAGAGTGTATGCAAGTCCTGAACACCCTGTTGTACGTACACCAATTTTGATGCCAAGGCCTTGCCCGCGGCGAGCTAGATTTTCTTTGACTTTGCAGGCCGCTAGTTCAGTTATTGATATCATGTTTTTTACGATAGTCTTCTATGGCTGCCTTGATTGCATCTTCCGCCAAAATGGAGCAATGAATTTTAACAGGAGGTAGTGCTAGTTCTTCGGCAATTTGGGAGTTTTTAATTGCTCCAGCTTGGTCAAGGGTTTTTCCTTTGACCCACTCTGTGACAAGGCTTGAGCTCGCAATCGCCGAGCCGCAGCCATACGTTTTAAACTTAGCGTCTGTAATAATACCTGTATCATTATCCACCTTTATCTGTAATTTCATTACGTCGCCGCAGGCAGGAGCACCTACCATACCTGTGCCCACTGTGTCGTCTATGTCCAGTTTGCCCACATTGCGTGGGTTTTCATAATGATCAATTACTTTGTCAGAATAAGCCATACCGATCTCCTATCGTTTATTATAATGGTTTTTGTTGACAGAGTCAACCGTTTTGGTATTTACTTGAGATCAATGGCACGTTTGGCCATTTGGTTCACAGTTTTACGAGCTTGATCCACGCTCATTTTATCGCCACCTGGGGCACCAGCAACTTTGGTGCCTTTCCAAATAATCTCATCGCCTTGCACGTTGTCGATTATGTTGTTCAAAGGTTGTTGGCTGGCCAGCAAACGGAAACGGTCTGCGGTCATGTTGATACCGTTTTCACGTGCAATCTTGACAAACGCATCCACGCTCATTGGTTTGACTGCATCAGTGTCCTGTGCTCGTTTGAGTAAAAACTGGCCTATGGCGGCCAGTTTCATTGAGTCTGGATCCTGGAATTCACGGATCAACATATTATCTACGCTCGCGGCCTAGTGCTTTGGCTGGCGGAAGTTCTTCAGTGTCTATATTTGCATCTAGACTAAGATCTAATTCTTCTTCACCAGTGTCAGCACCGGATACATCTGCTCCTGGAAGGGGAGCGGCTCCTGCGGCGCCAGCATCTTGTCCTGGAACCACTGGGGCTTGACCTGTGAGTACACCTTGTGCGGCTTCCAGTTGGGTTTTTGAACCCTGGAGGCCCTGGATAAGACCTTGTAGTGAGGCTGTGACATCATTGTTAAACTGCTGTGCTTGATCCATACCAAGATCGTTACGGATACTGTCTACCAGAGCTGGCAAATCTTTGAACTGCATGGCTGAAACTTGTTCAATCATTTTTTGTACTTGGTCAACCATGTCTTGAGCGGCCAATACTACCTGAGCTTGTTGGATCTCGCTGGCTTCACGCAGACGGCGATTGTGTCTGCTACGACTTTCGGCTGTGGCTTGAGCAGATGCCTGCTTTAACATTTGTTGTAGTTTGTTGGCTGTGGTAGGATCACTCATGGCCTTTTGTAGTCCACCCAACTGTGTTCCCAACGCGGCACGTTGACGAGGATCCAATGCTTTGCCTGCAACTGCGGTATCAATGGCTTTGCCAAGAACATTGGCTTGACTGCCTTGACCTGTGGCTGTGGCAACTTTTCTTACACCAGAGGCTGCCGCGGCAGCCTGTTGAGCAGGAGTCTGCTGTGCCATGGCCATGCCAGGTGCGGCGCCTGGTTGGGATTCACTCATACCAACTTGCATGGCAGACAGATCACTCATGGCCTTACGAGCCTGCGCACGATCCATTGTGACTGCATATTTTTTATTGTCAAAGGCAAACGAATCTTTGCCAAAGTCTGCGGCTCGAGCATGTGCTTTGATAAACTCAGCAGTGGCTTCTGGACCACCTAGTTTGGCACTGGCTTTGCGCCATGCATTGACCAAGGCATCATGGGTGAAGTTGGCTGCACTGCGGCCAACACTGCCGCCAAGAGTGGTACCTGTCATAGCAACCGGTAAACCAGTTCCAAGGCCGCCACCAATGGCACCACCAGGTCCCAATGCGACACCGCCGATTATTGCACCAGGTATAGCCCCTAGAGCAAAACCAATACCAGCACCCAAAACTTCGCCTGCCGCCTTACCTACACGTTGCATGCTTTGTGGGGCTACTTCTTTTATTTGGTTTGCCAGGGCCTGTTCCATCACTATCAACTTGAGATAGCTGGGATTTTGTTCGCTACGATGAAAATCTGGAGTGGAGCGATGCTCTTTGATCAATCCACGCACTTTGCGAAGCATCATCTGTGCTTTTTGTGGGGTCATGGCATCAATGGCCAGACTCTGTCCAAAATGGCTCTCAAATACTTTGAGGCTTTGTTGTGTTTTGGTTTTTGATTCCAATTCTTGCAGTTTCATCGTTGAATCCTTTTTGTTGCCAGTATTTAGCCAGATTTACACATTTATCCAACTGTTCTTGAGCATATTTTAAACGAGCTAGGCTTTCGGCCAGCCGGTCAGCAGTCACAAATTTCAGTGCAGAATCTGTGCTGTTTGCCAGGGTATTGCGGTAATACATGATTTCATCTGACCTACGTTCTACTTCTAGGTCAAGTGTGATCAATTCTTGTGCCAAACTATCTTTTCCGTATTTGTCAGCCACACACCATGATATGGCTACTTTGCTAGAGCTGGGTTCTACAGCCAATGTGGCGCTTCTATATACTTGGAATGAACGTGAATTACGAGTGATGGTGTATCGTCCAAACGCACGAACAGTGCTGTCCATACGAACAATGGCATTGGGGTTGTTTAGTAAATGATCTCGTGTAAGACGCTCCAGCATGAGCTGGGCTTGACGTTCGCTTATTTTAGGACGTAGTGTGTGAGCAGCCAGCCCACTATTCCTGTCAGGAACACTATGATTCCTACTCCCCAGTTGATCAGGCGATCGGTGTTGCGCCGACTCATGTTTTGCACCATGTCGTGGACTTCTCTGATCACTGTGTTTAGATTGATCACGGTTTGTTCCACTGTTTCCAGTTTTTCTTCCAGGTACTTGTACCTCTGAGCGCACAGTTCCACGTGAGTTTCTAGACTTTTCTTTTCGATGTCCGTTGTTTCCATTGGAATTAGAGTCTTTCTTGGTTGACTGTTTATTTAGCGTCTTGGGCATGATAAATGATGTTGGGATTGGTGCCTGTGGCACTTAATATAGGTTCGAGACCCGAGTCTTCAGTGAGACCAGTGATCATAGGGGTGTTGTCGCTGTCTTGTTTTAGCACCCAAAATTCGTCATTGTCTACTAGCCATTGTGCATTGGCTTCTATTTCAAAACTGAATTGCCAGCATTTTTTATCTGGAAACAACGGCGAGTCGCACAGGGTTGGTGATTCAATATTAAACATCTGTGTACGTAACCCTATTAACTGTAACAATGTATCAAAATTGCGTTGTTGGTTGCGGGCACGATTTAGTTCTGCTGATGTCACGATCTGGTTGCCATTTTTATCAGTGACAGGAAATGCTATGTTGCGGGTGTGTCCATTGATTCCAGTATTGGTGATATCAAACAGGCTGTGGCATTCAACTTTCCGCATTGTGTTTGAGTTCATAATATACCTTGACCTGATCTAACATTTCATTGAGCGCAGGATCTGTCTTGGCAGCACGTCGTATGTTTCCCCAAATCTTGTCTTCTTTCAATGTGTCAAGTTTGTCTTGCGCATAGGTGTCCATGCTGACCATTTCTCTGTCTAACTTACCCACATGCCGACGATATACTGTGTGTCCACCGTCTGGGCTTTCAAAAACATATTCTCCGCTCATGCAGGTATTTAAGCCGTAAAAAAACCCTAGCTAATAAACTAGGGTTTTTACTTTCACTAGCTAAAGGATTAGTTTGTGAATGTTGCTGACTGAGCTGTGGTAACTGCGTAACCAAGAGCTGTTGTCAAGGCTGCGTCTAAGTCACCAGCGTTGGTGAAGTCCCAGGCCGCAGTTGGGTATGTTGCCAATGCCAATGTAGCTGTATTGCTTGAATTTGTTGTAAATTCATAGATAGCGATAGTAGCTTTTTGTTGGATTGTCTGGATAGCGATTGCCAAAGAAGCACCGCTAACTGTTGCGTTACCTGTGAATGTAACAGTACCAAAGTCTAACTTAGGACCAGCTACGTTAACGGAAGCACCGCTAGTTACTGTGTTGATACCTGTGTTGTGACCTGCACCAGGTGCTGATGCTGTGGTGCCTGAGTCCATTACGACTACTGGTTGAAAGTCACCGGATGTACGTGTAAAACCTGCCATGATAATTCTCCTTAATAAGTGGGCTTCTTGCCCTACACTTATTTATACCAAAACGGCGAAATCGGGCAGTATCAGGTCAAAACAGGATTGTTACGGGCAAAGTTTGCCGCACTAAAACGCATACGGTTCACAAACTTCATGCCATAGGCCACATAGCCTTCGTGTCCTGCCACACCGTCTATGCTGGCGTTTACACCCGACGATTGTGCATCCAGCTGGCGCACCAGTTCATTCTTGACGCTGGTTATGTCCAGGAAACTCTGGAACACAGCGGCCACTGCTTCTTTGTTTTCTGTGGCCCACTCAAATATGCGCGGCGCCTTGGCGGGTTCTTTGGCCTGTATCCAAGGACCAAACCCACCTACGAGATTGTTGAAGTTGCCTTCTCTGACTTTGCTGTTGATGTAGGTTTTCATCAACGCTGGAAGATTGGTGATTTTTCTAGCTCTGAGTTCTTGCGGATTAAACAGCTGATCAATGGCCGCGCCTTGTGCAGTGGCCAGTTGTTTGATCTTGTTGACCGTGGTGGTGTCAAGTTTGATGGGTTTAGGAGCATCGAGGTAAGGATCCACGATCAGTAGGCCCGACACTGGTTTTAACATTTTTGCCAGCGAGTCTCCTTGTATTGGTTGCGCGGCATCACCAGGGGCAGCCAGAGTTGTATGCACAGCCACGCCAGCTTGGCTTTGGCCAATGCGTTGACCCATGTCCGACTGTACTGGTACTGAATATGCCACGGTGTTGGGTTGGAACACGTATTGATTATTGACCACAGGAGGAGTATTAGCGTACAGCAAATCGCCTTGGATGTATCCACGGAAGTCTGGTGGCACAGCGGCACGCAACAGCGGAAATAATTTCTGATAGATTGCCACTAGCTCGCCGCGTTCTCCGCCACGTCCAGCCATTATCTGGGCAATCATTGCTGGCGAAGTAGCCAGGCCATCGTATCCTTTGGCCAAGAAGCCTGCTTTGTCAGTGAGCACAAAATCACCATTGGGTTTGCGACCAAATATGATGGCAGGACGACCATCCCATTTCACAGTGGCCTGCCGAGGGGTTCGTGCTGTGTTTTCTATACCAGCAATGGCTCGTTGTATGCCAAGACTGCCTTCATCAAACACTAAATCTTCAGGATGAGCGATGCGAACATCTTCCATGATCATGACCATTCCTTGATTAACTATACGATCTCTCAGTCTAGCTAGGAAATGCACGTCATTTTCAGACACAGGAGCATCAGGATCAGGTAGTCCTTCTTTGGCAAGATATTCACGGAAATCTGTGAGCTTGATGTCACGTTGAGGATCACGGGCCAGAGCCGCATAGATGGTCTCTACTGTGGACAGGTCTTTGCGTGTGGCTCGTTTGTTCAGTATGGCCTTGGCCACTGCATCAGGATCTTGACTCAATAGCTTGTTGGTTTTGCGGTCAAACATACCGTTGATACCAACTTTAAGGCCCA